GACCAAATCAAAGGGGCCAAAAGGCCCCTTTTTTTGTGTCTCGAAAAATTGTGGGCGTGTAAGCCCTGTGGTATAAACGTAGGATCCTGACAGCCGCAATCCCGCGTCTGACATTGGCCAAGACAGGAGAACATAATGGCTACATCAACTTTTAATGGACCCGTCAGATCCGAAAAGGGTTTCCAACAAATTTCAAAATCGGCGAATGGCACGATCACCGTCACTAGCGGTGCTAAAATGGCAACNGAGGCNACTGCAAGTGCAGGAATCGAGGGCACCGCGGCCGTTTACGTTACTCAGGTGAATCGTCTCAAGAGTGATGTCGATACCAACGTAAACATCGTCAAAACCACAATCATGATTGATCTTACTGGATTGAAGGACGGCGGCACGGCCGGCGACATCATTGGTAAGGACGGTTCTGGTGTTGCTTTTATAGGTAAAGTGACAACCGCAAACCAAGGCACTGTTTTCGGTGTAACTATGACTTGTGTGGAAACACCAGCCGGCGGTAGCACAGACATCGATCTGTTCTCTGCAACTGAAGGCACAGGCGTGAACGACACGGCAATTGGTGATCTGACTGAAACACAAATCATCAATGCTGGCGCAGCCTCAGCCGGTACAGTGGTTGCCGGTGGTGACATCGCAGCCGACCAATTCTTGTACCTGGTCAGCCAGGGCACCGGTGATGCGACCTATACCGCTGGACGGTTCCTGATTGAAATCACTGGTTTCGACGCGGCTTCCTAGAGGAATAGACCATGGCTGACGTAGTAACATCGCAAACCATCCAAGATGGTCAGAGAAAAGCCGTTCTCAAGTTTACGAACGCGAGTGACGGCACGGGTGAGTCAGCAGTCACAAAAGTGGATGTATCTGCACTCTCCAGCAACGCTGCCGGTGAGAGCTGCTCTAGTGTGCAAATCAACAAGATCTGGTGGCAATGTACCGGCATGTCCGTAAAGATTGATTTCGATGCAACCACAAACGTCTTAGCGATCGGATTAAGCGAAGATTCAAACGGCTATCATGACTACAGTGATTTTTCAGGTATCCCTAACAATGCTGGCAGCGGCAAAACGGGAGACCTCGCTTTCACAACAGTCGGCCACTCTAGTGGTGATACTTACATGATCATCTTAGAGTTGATCAAAGCGTATGGCTGATACTAAAGACGTTAAAAGGACTGCTTCTGGGAGACTCGTCTATAGAGGCGAGTCGTTCCCTGGGTACAACCAACAAAAACGAACTCCCGGTAAACCGAAAAAGTTTGCAGTGCTCGCCAAGAAAGGGGACCAAGTAAAAATAGTCCGATATGGCGATCCGAATATGTCCATCAAAAAGGACCAACCAGATCGGCGCAAGTCTTTCCGGGCCCGTCATAATTGTGACGCCGTGGAAAAGAAAAAAGACGTTTTTTCCGCCGCGTACCACTCATGTAAAAACTGGTGATTTGAATGGCAGAGTCAGATCTAACCTCAGACCTCGATAGAGCCGCGGCAGAATATGCATCTGGGACTTCACCGTTCGCAGAGCTGCAAAGCTATCTGTTAGACCAACCTGTCTTTGATAGAGACCCAAGGACCCAGGCTAGCGGTCTGCCGACGCTTAGAAGTTTGGATAGACCGGAATATGAGCAGGAGCGACTTCAGCAACAGTACGCAGATTTGCTTACCGCACAAAGGGAAGCAGAAGAAGCTCAGAGACAAGAGCGACAAACAGCGATATCTGATCTAAGAGAGCTTCTACGGCAGGAGACGTCTACCGCAGCGGAAGCAGAAGCAGCAGAGCGATCAAGAGTCGTATCAGCTCTAGAAGATAGACTAGCCGGTGTGAAAGAAAACATCGCACAAGAATCCTCGGCTCTGAGAGAGGAAGGACTACAAGAAAGAGCAGATATCAGAGCACAGCAAGAGGCTCTTGTTACCACACTGCAACAGAATATCGATCAAGCGAAGGCTGATTTAGAGGCATCGCAGGAGCGCGTATCTCAAGCGCAGACCGAGGCGCTAGGCAGCTTAGAGGATCGACAAGCATCTCTTGTTGGAGACCTCACAGACCGGATCGGCGGCTTGAACGAAGATCTAGGCGACATAAGAACCGAGGTCCAAGCTGATTTAGAAGCACAAGAGGCCCTCCTCACAGACCAACAAAAATCGGCGGCAGAGTCCTTTCAGGCACGATTGGATTCTCTGGGAAACGAGCTGAATTCGGTTTCTGATTCAGTGCAACAGGAAACAGCAGAACAATCGTCTGTACTCAGAAACGAGAGAGAACAACTGATATCTGGATTAGAGAACCAGATCGGTGCTTTGAAAGAAGACGTTGGAAACTTACCAATAGAAGATTTGCAATCTCGTATTAACGAAATCAGCGAGCAATCTGCGCAATTCGCAGATACTGCAACTGGCGAAAGGGCTGAACTGGCTCGACAGATCGGTTTGCTAGAAGAGCAAGGCATCACACAAGAGGATTTGCAAGCCGCATTAGAAGGTAGGGCCTCGCTTACAGATATAGAAAATTTGCAAGCGGCATTAGAAGGCAGGGCCGCCGCAAGCGATCTAGAATCTCTTCGCGGAGATTATCAGGCGACAGGTCGGTTGGTCGAAGAGGCGTTACAAACAGGACAAAGACAACGAGAAGGGTTGCAAGAAAGGGTACAAGCTTTGCAAGCAGCCCAGCTTGATCCCGCACAAATTGAACAACAGCGGCAAGCCGCAATCACTGGCGCGATTGATCCAATTGCGGCTCAAATTGAGCAGCTACGCGGCGAGATCCCACAACAAATAGATGTGGAGGCTCTACGCAAACAAATAACCGATGAGATCATGGGCCAGATGCCTACGATTCCAGCAGTCGATCCCAACGTCTCGGCAGGGGTCGAGGCGGGTGGTGTGCCTTACACTGGCGGAAGCACAGGCGTAAATATATCGGACGGCATGGCTGATCAAATGGGCTTAATTCCAGGCGGCAGCGTGCAGGATCAGATTGATTTCGCCGACAATTATCAAGGTCGCGGGGGTGAACGTCCGATTGGTCCGGCGGACGTCCCGCCGGCCGTTTTTGCGGAAATTCCCTCTGTCGCTTTTACGTCATCCCCGTCAGTCGATGATGTACCGCCTCCGGTCGCTATAGCACCTCCACCCGCAGTCACCGGCGGGATAGCAGCAGATCCAAAGTTTGCTCAAATTTATGGAGACAAGTACGAAAGACCAGTTGGCTTAGCTCAATATGGGAGGAGAAGATAATGGCTCAGAAAAAAATTGACAAAGTCGCAAAAGCTTTGAAAAAGGCCAGTAACACCCATGCCAAACAAGCCAAAGCTTTGGAGTCAATCAAGTTGAAAAATGGCGGCAGCGCGAAGAAAGATAACATTCCAGACAACGTGGCGAATCCAAGCCTATATCGAAAAGCGAAAGCGAAAGCAAAAGCAAAATTCGATGTGTACCCTAGTGCTTACGCGAATAGTTATATGGTTTCTCAGTACAAGAAAATGGGCGGCAAGTACAGAGGCGCCAAGAAAGCTGGCGGTGGTGAAGTAGCTTTTGACGCTAAGAAAAGCGATCTTGATAAAGATGGCAAGATTAGTAAATACGAAAGGGCCAGAGGCACCGCTATCGCCAAAAGCATGGCTAAGAACATGAACCAGGGCGGTTCTGTGTCTATCCAAGCTCGGGGGTGTGGAGCTATCATGCCAGACCGGCAGCGGAAAACTAGAGTGCCGCGAAGCTAATGGGCAAAAAAAGCGGTGGTCTGACAGAGTGGTTTAAACAAGATTGGGTTGATATAGGATCACGCAAAAAAGATGGCGGATTTGCTAAGTGTGGCAGATCTAAATTAGAAAAAGACCGGAAAAGAAAATATCCTAAATGTGTTCCAGCGGCTAAAGCTGCTAGGATGAGCGATAAACAAATCGCATCCGCGGTTCGTAGAAAACGAGCCAAACCACAAGGAGTTGGTGGTAAGCCAACAAACGTAAAAACTTTCGCAAAAGATGGAGGCATCGTAATGGCGGGACACAAAGGTGGCAAAATGGCAACTAAAGGAGCCATGACCAAGAAACCGGGTGGAATGATGAAGGGCGGCCCGATTAAAAAGAAAAAGCCGGGCGGCATGATGAAGGGCGGCACGGTGAAAAAACCTGGCGGCATGATGAAGGGTGGCACGGTCAAAAAGCCGGGCGGAATGAATAAGGGTGGTGCAGTGAAGCGGCAAGGTGTTCGCAAGCCATCAAGCAAAAACACCGGCCTGTTCGGCTAAGGTAGTTGGCTTATCTGCAAAGTAACATACCGTACTTTAAGTGTTGGGTACGGCGTGAGTACACCCATAACCATGAGGACTATCACGGCGAGTTTCTTCATGCGATGGCTATTGCCGTCACCACAATGCCGACCAGGTGTCTTAGCTTCCAAGTAATTTTTACGGGGGCAGACACTGAGGAAGGCGAACAAAACGTACACGGCGGGGCTATGTGGGCGCGAATGCCTATTACTGCCCTGGCCGGTGATACAGACTACGAGGGTTGGCCTGACCCGATGCCGGTCTGGGCCTGTCAGCCCTGGGACTGTAGTTCGCATCATCACGCGGTTTATGTTTTAGACCGTGCAACGCCGTGCCCTTGGATGGCAAAGATCGATGGCAAATTTTTCCCTGCGAAATACTTATTTACAGTCGACTATGCCGAGAACGAAATTGCTGATGATCCAGCACAGCACAAACAATCGCACGTTATGCAGTTGTTGGATGCTGGCAATTGGACAGGCAATATTGTGGCTTTACCCAACAACCGTGTGAGAGTAAGTCACCCTGCTTGGTTTCAAATGGGCGAAGGCGCCCCAGACTTTAAGCCGAGCCAGCACATCCACTACTCTAAGAGTGACTTGGACTACACCTTGGACGTCAACAAGGTGTTTGATAACCTGTATGCTCCGGAAAAGAAACCTGTGCGGAAGAAGAAAGATGCCGACTAGCGGAAGTAAAGATTTCGAATTGGATGTAGCAGATTATGTGGAAGAGGCTTTCGAGCGTTGCGGCCTAGAGCTACGAACTGGCTACGATTTGAAATCCACAAATCGGAGCCTGAATCTTTTGTTAGCAGAGTGGGCGAACCGGGGTTTAAACCAATGGACGATTGCAGAGAAGACCATCACCATGGTCAAGGACACAGCGACTTACAACGTCGACTCGACTAATGCAACGGCTGCTATTGATGTTCTGGATGCGTTTATAAGAGAGTCCATAGGCGGATCGAATACGGACGTACCGCTCTCTNGGTTATCTCGATCTGACTACGCAAATATTTCAGTCAAGACCACAACAGGCAAGCCAAATCAGTTTTTCGTCAATAAACAGATCACTCCCACAATCTCGGTTTGGCCAACACCTGACAAAAACTCTACTTACACTGTGCATCTTAACGTGCTCACTAGGATGGATGACGCCGATGTAGGGACAAACACACTCGACGTACCGTTTCGATTCTACCCATGCTTAGCGGCCGGCTTGGCGTACTATCTGGCTTTGAAGCGTGTGCCGGAAAAAGTACAGCTGTTGAAAGGTTTGTACGAAGAGGAGTTTGCAAGAGCGATGGCGCAAGACGAGGACAGAGCGTCGTTTAGAGTGGCTCCCGATTTCCGCGGATACAACACGGCTTAGCCATGGCTTTTGCATCTAACAAGAATGCCTATGGTATTTGCGACATTACCGGGTTCAGGTACAAATTAGCTGATATGAAGCTTACTTGGAACGGGCTCTTAGTAGGCCCGGACCAATGGTCCCCTAAAGAACCGCAAATTGACCCGAAACCCAAGCCAGCAGACGCAGAAGCTTTGCGAATTAGTCGCCCGGACCAAGCCGCTGACGGCGAAGATGGCACATTCTTCCAGGTCTATACAAACGTAGGCTTAGGACGATTGGGGACAACTTTGCAAACTTTCGGACTTACGACTACACTTGGCAACGTGGAGGTGACAATCACATGAGTTTTACCCTGGCCACGTTGAAAAGCACGGTTCAAGATTATTTACAGGTCAATGAAACGACCTTCAACAATAACTTGAACACTTTCATTCAAGAGTCTGAAAGTAGGATTTTTAAACAGGTGCAGCTGCCACANCAGCGCAAGAATGTTTCTGGATCAGTGTCGCAGAACAATAGATTCCTGGCGACNCCCACAGATTTTTTTGCACCGTTCAGTCTTGCTGTAATCGATTCAAACAAATACCACTATCTGGATTATAAGCATCCAAGCTTTTTGAAAGAGTTTTCACCAGATACCACAGTCACCGGCAGACCTCGGTACTACAGTTTGTTTGACGATGCAGCATTTGAGCTGGCGCCTGTGCCGTCCTCTGCTTTTTCAATAGAGTTACACTATCTGCACAAGCCC